AACATGACATACGCAGAATTATTATCAAATATAAGAAATTATACAGAAGTAGATTCATCAGTTTTAACTGATGGTGTTTGTGATGTATTTATTAAAAATTCTGAATATAAAATATTTAGAGAAGCTGATTCTGATTATTCAAGAGAATATGCAACATCAAGTTTTAATTCTGGAAATAAATATTTATTATTACCAGACGATAATACAGATGAAGGATCAACTACTGTTAGAAGAGCGTTCATAGTAAGATCTGTAGTTGTGACAAATACTTCATCAGCTCAAATATCGCTAGAACCTAGAGATGACACTTTTATTACTGAATATAATAGCTCTGGAACAAGTGGTTTTCCTAAGTATTATTCAATGTATAAGGAAAATGCTATTCAAGTTGCCCCTATACCAAATAGTAACTATGTAGTTACATTAGATTATGTATATACACCTGATAATTTAAGCTCAACAAACACTAATACTTATATCAGTCAAAATGCACCAGAATTATTGTTATATGCTTGTTTAGTAGAAGCCTTTGCATATTTAAAAGGACCGATGGATATGTACAAACTATACCAAGACAAGTATAATACAGCATTACAAGGATTTGCGTTAGAACAAACAGGTAGAAGACGCAGAGACGAGTTTCAAGATGGTGTGTTACGAATTAAAATTAATTCACCATCACCATAATAACTATAAGGAGTACAATATATGGCAATAACACAAGCAGTGTGCAACACATTTAAGTCAGAACTTTTAGGTGCAGTACACGATTTCGATTCAGGTTCAGGACAAGCTTTTAAATTAGCATTATATACATCAGCGGCTAACTTATCCGCAGCTACTACAGCTTATACAGCTACAGGAGAAGTTGCTAACTCAGGACAATATACAGCGACTGGTGGAATTTTACAGAGTCAACAAGTATCACTTGATGGTTCTGTTGGTATAGTAGATTTTGCAGATTTATCTTTCACAGGAGTTACGTTAACAGCTAGAGGAGCATTAATTTATAATACATCTGCTTCTAACAAAGCAGTTTGCGTACTAGATTTTGGCTCTGACAAAACTGCAACATCAGGAACATTCACAATCGTATTTCCAGCATTTACATCAGCAGCAGCTATATTAAGAATCGCATAATTTTAGGAGGGCCAGGTGGCAGATATTACAGTAGAAGTAACGTCACCTGGTACTCTTACCACATGGGGAATCTCTTCTTGGGGGTCTTCAGCATGGGGACAAATTTCAGGACTAAGTTCTGAACAAAATAGTGCAGATATTTTAATAGATGTATCTTCTGATATCATTGGACAACAATTAAATTCTACAGTTGATACAGTTTCTATAACTGCAGACGTAATATTAAACTTAGATACTAATTTACTTACAACATTTGTTGGAGATTTAACAGCAGGACAAAGTCAAGAAGTAGAAGTAACTTCTCCTGGTGATTTACCTTGGGGTTCCGAAGCGTGGGGTTATGGTTCGTGGGGCAATATTGGTGGAATGGATATTTCTATTGGAGCCGATACTGTTCTTACACCTTCAGTAGAAGTAGATGTTATTGGCAATCAATTAAACACTGCTACTGGAACTTTTTCAATTACAGGAGATGCTAGTCTTGATTTAACTGGAATAAGTTCCGTTACAACTACTGGAATAATAGATACTCAAATAGATTTTGATGCAGCTGTTACAGGACAATCTTTAGCAACTACAGTAGATACAGTTATCATTACAGCAGACGCTAATATAGATGTAAATGGAAGTTCATTAACAATATTATTAGGAGATGCAGAAGAGCAGATTACAGTTGACGTATTTTTAACTGGAAATGCAATTTCTATAGATCTAGGATCAGCTGAATTAGATGCAAATACACTTGTAGATGTAACTTCAGTATCTGCAAGTACCACTGTAAATTCAGTATCTATAATTATAGACGTGGCTCCAGCTATTACGGGTTTACAAATAACATCAAATGTTGGAAGAGTATTCATAAGTGCTTGGGCTGTAATAGATATAGGAGTAACTAACAATTGGGCAGTTGTTGACATAGCGGCTTAATCAAACTAAAATTAGGTATTATTACAAATTTAAAACAAATTTATGGCTTCTAGTTATTCTACAGATCTTAAACTTGAGTTAATGGTAACGGGTGAAAACTCAGGTACTTGGGGTGATAAAACAAATTCAAATCTAAACTTATTACAACAAGCTATTGCTGGTTATCAATCAATAGCTCTTACATCTACAAATACAACATTAGCAATGTCTAATGCAACTATTTCTGATGCTAGAAATGCTGTTATTAAATTTACTGGAACATTATCAGCAAATACTACAGTGTTTGTAGATACAGGAATTGAAAAAACATACATTATAGAAAACGCAACATCAGGTGCTTTTACACTTGCTTTAAATCAAGTTGGTGGAAACTCCGTTATATTTGGAGCAACTGATAAAACTTCTAAAATAGTTTATTTAGATGGAACAAATGCAAATGATTTGGGACTTGCAAACCTTACAGCACCACAAACATTAACTAATAAAACTTTAACTACACCAACACTTACCTCACCTATTATAAATGAAATTGATGATAATGCTGGAAATGAATTTGTTATTTTTTCAAAAACAACGACAGCAGTCAATGAATTTACAGTTACAAATGCTGCTACAGGAAATGCTCCTGAAATTTCAGCAACAGGTGGAGATACAAATATAGATTTAAAAATTACACCAAAGGGTTCTGGTAAAATAAATTTAGATGGAATTAAATTTCCAAATGCAGATGGTTCTGCTAACCAAGTTCTTAAAACAGATGGTTCAGGAAATTTATCTTTTGTAACTCCTAGTGCAGGTTTTTCTGGTGCTACAACAACTTCTTCTGCTGTTGATATAACATTAACAAGTGCTTCTACTCAGGTTCAATATGTAACCATGACTGCCGCAGATAAATCAGTTATTCTTCCTGATGCCACAACATTAACAACAAAAGGTTTTCCAATATTTGTTATTGTAAATAATGGTGTATTTAATATCAATATTAAAAATAATGGTGGTTTTATAATAGCAATATCACAAGCTAATACTTCAACAGAATTTACATTAATTGATAATTCAACATCATCTGGTACTTTTGCTACTGATGGTAACGCAATAAATTTAGGTTTATCTCCAATAACTACTATCAAAGCAGGAACAACAGGTACTTCAACAGTAATTGGAACTACAAATCCTGTGAATGTAGGAATAGATGTAGATAAATTAACTTCAACAACAGCTATAATTTTTTATGTTGCTGGTACTTCTAATAGAGATGTTTATGGAGTTGTGGTTTCTTATTCTGGCACAACTATTACAGTAAATTCAGAAACATTATTGTATAGTGGTTCATCAACTGCTGCGACTTGTTTTACAAGTGTAGTGTTAGATTCAGCTACTGGACTTATAATTGTGGGTAGAACATCAAATAAAATTGCAGTACCTTTTACAATATCAGGAACAACAATTACAGCTGGTACTGCTAGTTCAACATTTGGAACTGGTAGTGGTTCTGCTGGTGGTTTTACTAAACCAAAGGCTGTAAGTTCAACATTAGCTTGTTTATTTGATAATACAGCTACAGATGGAACTACTTTTAAATTAAGAACTATTCAACACAATGGTGCTTCTGCACCAACTATTGGTTCTCAATCTTCAGGCACAATTACTACTAAGTATGACGAATGGGGACCAGTAATAAGTCCAATAAGTGCAACAAAAGTTTTTATTGCTTATGCTGATACTTCAACTGAATATACAATAGCAAGAATTGGAACTTTAGATGGAACTAATGCACCAACTCTTGAAACAGCAAATACATCTTCAGTAACTGCTAATAATTATGATGCTACACCTCATGGTATAAAACAAGTATCATCAACTGAATTTTTATATTTAGGAACTGTTGGAGTTGACAGATATACAGTATCAGGAAACACAGTTACTTATGATGCTACTTATTTATATGCTACTGCTAATACTTTATTACCAAATTATTATGCTTTTCAAACTGAGGTTTTTGGAAATTATGCAATAATATCAATTTTTAATGATACTAAAATTTATCTTTTAGAAAAAACTGGTAATGCTTATTATGTTAAACAAATTTATTTATCGGCAAATGAATACTTTTCATTTAATAATGCTACCACCGCTTCTTTTGTACCAGAAGAACTTGATTCCACTACTATTTTAGCAGTTTCTAACAATTTACAAGTAGGTACAAAAGTTAGTGCATATTTAATTAAATACATAGGAGCATAAATGAAAAAAATATTAAAAGATCAAAATGGTGGAATATTCGGACCCTTCAATAATATTGAACAAGTAGCAAATGGTTATATTTGTGATGGTGCTTCTTACCAAACAATAGTTACTGGAGCAGTTACAGTTGAGGAAGTTGCTGATGATTACAAAATACCACAACCTGAAGGTATTGAAATTATAACTCCACTAAAACCTGCTCTTACTTTAGAACAATTACAAAAACAACTAGAAGAATTACAAAAAAAGTTAATATAGAATAATATATAAACACTATTTAACATCTATCTTTTAAAAAATTTTCTAGTATAGTGGCCGATTATGCCACTAAAGAAGATACCAATTAAATCAGGTTTTAACAAACAAGATACCTAAACATGAGCATCTTTATGCTCATGCAACAATGTGTCATTCAGGAAGTTGTATTGTAAGAAAAGAAAATAAAGAGTTTATAATTAATAAAGAACATACACCAGTAAATTTAAAAGAAAAAGAGTGGCTCGAAATAGAAGCTTTAGAAGATAATACAGTGTTTGTTAATATTTTTGGACAGTTAAAACAATATTAATATACCTAAAAGCTGCTTTGGTTCCTGACTGTATTTATACTTGATATCACATAGTATATACTGTTTTTATGCCATTAAAAAAGATAGCATTACCTCCAGGTTTTGATAAGAATGATACAGCTTCTCAAGCAGAAGGTCGTTGGATTGATGGAGATAATGTACGCTTTCAATATGGATCCCCTGAAAAAATAGGTGGTTGGTCACAGATTAGTACATCTACTTTAGTAGGTGTAGGCAGAGATATTCATTCTTTTTTTGATTTAACAAATAGACGTTATGTAGCCATTGGAACAAATAAAATATTATATGTTTATTTTGATGGTGCATTTTATGACATTACACCATTAGGAACAGCCTTAACAAGTTGTACCTATACATCAATTACAGGATCTGCAACAGTTACAATTAATAAATCAGGACATGGTTTATTAGTTGGAGATTTAATTAAATTTTCAAGTGTAACAACACCAGGACCAACTACAACAAGTTTTACATCTGCAGACTTTACAACTAATACTTTTGAAGTAAAGACAGTTCCAACCACTGGAACTTTTACTATTACTATGCCTGTCACAGAAACAGGAACAGGAGTTACTGCAGGTGGAACAATTACGACAACCCCTTATGTTATTGTTGGGCCTCTTATTTCTACCTTTGGTTATGGATGGGGAGCAGGTACTTGGGGATTATCTACTTGGGGTACTCCAAGAACAAGTTCTAATACAGATATTGATGCAGGAAACTGGTCATTAGATAATTTTGGAGAATTATTAATTGCAACAATTAAAAATGGTTCTACTTACAAATGGGATCCAAATGCTGGTGCAGGAGTTGCAACACGTGCAACTGTTATTGCAGGAAATCCAACCGCAACTATATTAACCAGAGTTTCAGATCGAGACAGACATTTAGTTCATTTTGGAACTGAAACAATTATCGGAGACCCTACTTCTCAAGATCCAATGTTTATAAGATTTTCTGATCAAGAAGATATTGAATTATATGAACCAACCTCTACAAACACAGCAGGAACATTTAGATTAGATAATGGTAGTAAAATTATAGCTGCAATTAAAGGTAAAGATTATATATTAGTTTTAACAGATGAAGCTGCTTATACGATGCAGTTTGTAGGACCTCCTTTTACATTTAGTATTCGTCAAGTTGGATCTAACTGCGGTTGTATTGGACAACATGCAGCAATTTTCGTAGATGGTGCTGTATATTGGGTAGGGGATTCTGGTAATTTCTTTGTATTTGATGGAACAGTTAAAACACTTCCTTGTACAGTGGATGACTTTGTATTTACAACAAATGGAGATAGTTTAGGTCTTAATTTTATACAAGGGGATATAGTGTTTGCAGGACACAACAGTTTATTTAATGAAATTAATTGGTTTTATGTTAAGGCAAATTCTACAGAAATAGATAGATCTGTTACATATAATTACGAAGAGAAATCGTGGTCTACAGGCTCACTTGCAAGAACAACTTATGAAGATTCTCACGTTTTTGAAAGACCTGTAGCAACCAAATACATTTCAACTTTAACTCCTACTGCTCCAACAATTAATGGAGTAAGTAATGGGGGTAGTTATGTATTTGAACACGAAATAGGTGTTAATGAAGTATTAAATCTAACAAGTACAAATACTACAAGTGTTGCTATAACTTCTTATATAAGATCAGGAGACTTTGATCTTGATATAGACGGAGATGGTGAATATTTTATTAAAATTAGAAGATTTATTCCAGACTTTAAATATCTAGAAGGTAATACAAAAGTAACCTTGTTCTTTAAAGCGTACCCAGCAGATACAACCACAGCTAAGGGATTAACTACTATTGGTCCATTTACAATATCTTCAACAACAGATAAGATAGATACACGTGCAAGAGGAAGACTTGCTAGTATTAAAATTGAAAATGATGCAATAAATGATAACTGGCGTTATGGGGTATTTAGAGTAGATATACAACCAGATGGTAGAGGCGGAAGTACTCCACAAACATAATGGCTAAAATAAATCTTTATATACCAGAACCACCACAGGATTATACTGTGGAAAGTTTAAGGCAAATTAATCAAGCATTAGAAACCTTAAAGGATCAGTTAAACTTTTCTTTTCAAGAAGAATTAAAACAAGAGGTAGAAAGAAATATTTGGTTTAGTATGAGGTTTGGCTGCTAATGTCTTGTGAAAATATAAATATTGGTAATGGTCAGTTAATTACAATCGGTGGTAATAACGTTGATGCATTTGGAAGATTAAGAGTTTCTAATCCACTTACAATCTTTGATAGTAAAAGTATTATGTCAAAGAATACTTTATTTGATGAATCTACTGCAAATGGTGGAAGTGTTACTTATACATCTAATAAATCTACAGTTAATTTAAATGTAACGGAGGCAGCGGGATCTAAAACAATAAGACAATCTAAAAGAGTTATGTCTTATCAACCAGGTAAGTCATTGCTTATTTTTAATACATTTGTAATGAATACTTTGACTGCAAATTTAAAACAAAAGGTTGGATTGTTTGATGCAAATAATGGAATATTTTTTACAGCAGATGGAACAACACTTAAAATAGTAAGAAGAACTTATACATCAGGTGCAGCAGTTGATACTGAAATATCACAATCTAGTTGGAATGGAGATAAGTTAAATGGAACAGGTTCTAGTGGATTTACATTAGATCCAGCTACATCAAATATATTATTTATTGATATTGAATGGTTAGGGGTGGGATCTGTTAGAGTTGGATTTGTTATTAATGGTCAATTAATTACAGCACATACTTTTTATAATGCTAATAGTTTAACAACTGTTTATATGCAAACAGCTAATCTTCCAATTCGTTATGAAATTGAAAGATCTGGAACATTAACTGCAGGGACTTATACATTACAACAAATATGTTCTTCTTGTATTTCTGAGGGTGGATATTCACCTGAAGGATTAGAACAAATGATTGGAACTTCTCAAATTAATGCTGGCGTAAATTTAGCAACAGTAAATACTTATTATAATATTGCAACTATTAGAATTAAATCAGGAAGACCTTATGCAGTTATAGTTCCAGCAGGGGCCGATATTTTAAATATATCTAATAGTGATTTTGAATGGGGCTTATTTGTTAATGCTACTTTATCCTCTTCATTTTCATATACAAGTTTTAGTGATAACATAGAATATGATTTACAAACAACTGCATTTTCTACGGCAGGAACACGAATCGCTGGTGGTTATTTAGGTGGTAAAACTGCACCCTTTGCTTTAGGCGGAGATTTTATAGCATTTTCAAATCAACTTGGACAAACTATTGCAGGAGTGTCAGATACTTTAACTTTAGGTGTAAGACCAGGAACAGCTAATGGAGATGTGTCTGGTTTATTAAAATGGTATGATTTAACATAATGGCTAATTATTATAAAAACGCATTTTACGATCCAACAACAGTAGCAGTGACTTCTGTATATGTTTGTCCATCTAATTCAAGAGCCATTATTCAAAACATACAAGTAACAAATGAATCTGGATCTAAAATATTAAAAGCTTCAATTATAGATGCATCAGTAAGTACAACTTATCAAATAGCTTATGCTAGTATAACAGGTCCAACTATTTGTAATATTGCAAATGGTCCTATTATATTAGAAGAAAGCGATTCCATACTATTGCAAACCAATGATACCACTGCTATATCTGCAGTATTATCTATATTAGAAATGAATAGAAACGATCAAAACGGTTAATGGCTAGAAAAGTAAGTAACGGGTCTGGTGCTTTTATTAAACATACTAATAAAAAAAGACCTGGAAGACATTCAAAAAGCCCAAATAAAAGAAACGATAGAAAAGAATATCGTGGACAAGGTAGAAGATGATAAAAGAAAGATTAAAAATATACGAAAGAAATTCCAATACAGGCGAAGTACGTTGGAAATATATTGATGAATTTTATTCTAAATTTAGTTGGCCTAATTATGGAAGATTGTTAAAAAGAAAAAATAATACCTTGAAAAAGAAAGGTAATAGTAGTATATAATCAATACTTATGCTTTATATTTTAACTTTATTAAGTATAGTTTTTTCATTTTTTATAGGATATAAATATGGAAAAAAATCTAAAGAATATAGAATTACATATATAAAATAAAACGATATTAAATATGACACAAAAAACTACAATAATTGACGGCGTGGAAGTTCCAATACTTCCAGCTAAAACCGAAGAAATAATTAAAAATAAAGTTACTGGACAAACTTATTCCAATTTAGAAGAATTCCATGCTGATGTAGCAAATCCTAATACACCTACAAAAGCAGAAGATTTACAGCAAGACCTTAAAATAACAGTTGCATCTTTGACAGTATTTGGTAAAACCAAGTAATGAACCCATACGGCGGCACCGAAATTCAAGTAGAGTATTTACATAAGTACGTATCTAAAGAACTTCTTAATAAAGTTCAAATAACAACTTCTGTTCCAGAAAAAGATAAATTAGTAATAGATAAGTCTAATGTACTTTGGGTGCATAATAGTTATGATCAACCTAATGTTATGCCATGGTTTAAAAACAAATTAAATCACGGTAAGTATGATCATTATGTATTTAACTCTCATTGGACTTATGAAAAGTTTAGATATTTTTTTAGTCTACCTACAGAGTTATGTTCTGTTATTAAAAATGGATTTGATGATGATTTAATTATTAAGACTGATTTTAAACCTAAAGATAAAATAAAATTAGTTTATACTTCAACACCATGGAGAGGATTAGACGTGCTTCTAGATGCTATGGAACAGATTAAAACAGATAAAGTAGAGTTAGATGTTTACTCAAGTACACAGATATATGGTGATGCTTTTAAGAATCAAACGGATACTCAATTTACTGCTTTATATGACAAAGCAAAATCAATGAAGAATGTAAATTATAAAGGTTATTTAAATCATAAAGAATTAATGAAGATATTACATACTTATGATGCCTATGTTCATCCATCTACATTTGAAGAAACTTTTTGTGTAGCTGCCATGGAATCGTTAGCAGCGGGTCTTGTTGTAGTGACCACGGACCTCGGAGCTTTATATGAAACATGTGCTGAGTTTCCAATATATATTCCACATCAGAATAGTAAGAAGTTATTAGCTACTCAATTTGCTTCAGTTATAGATCAATTACCTATTATATTAAGTAATCCAGATGAAAATAAAATGAAATTTCAACAAGAATACTATAGACAATTTTATCATTGGAATGTAATAAAGACTTATTGGAATAATTTTTTAAATGGCATTTAAACAACCTATAAGTATTTTTGTAGCAACACCTGTTCATTCAGATGTATCCATTCATTATTTCAAAGCTTGCTTAGAATTTCAAAAAGAATGTTTTGTTAGAAAAATACCTGTAATGTTCCAAGTTATGAAAAGTAGTTTGGTAACTCAAGGAAGACAATTATGCGTATCTGGATTTATGGAATCAAGTTGTACACATATGTTATTTATAGATTCTGACATTTCTTTTAATTATAAAATGATTGAAAGAATGATTAACTATGACAAAGAAATTTGTCTTGTTCCATATCCTATTAAAGGAACAGATCATGATAAAGTTAAAGCAAGGATATTAGCTGGGGAAACTTTAAGTCCACACTTATTGGGTAATCAATATACAATGTCAGTTCCAGATCCTACTAACGTTAAAGTTACAGATGGCTTTATAAAAGTAGAAAGAGGTCCTGCTGGATGTATGTTAATTAAGAAAGAAGTAATTCATAAACTTATAAAAGAATATCCAGAATTTACTATTAATCAACATACATTAATTGATGGTAAATTAGTTACAAGAAATCATATGTATAACTTCTTTGATACTTATTGGAATAAAGACGATAAAACTTATACTGGTGAAGACTTTTACTTCTGTAAATTATGTAAACATGCAGGTATTAAAATGTACGCATTAGTAGATGAATACATCTCCCATCATGGAGAATACAGTTATACAGGTAGACTTTTAGATGAGTTTAAACAAACTGAAACTTCTACTGAAATAGAAGGAAAAACAATCAATAGTGATATAGATCCTAATAGCTCTGATATTGCTAAGAGCTAATAAATTCGTTAAAATGGTTAATTAGTTAACTATTTATTATATATGGATCCATTAACAATTGCCCTCGCCATATATGGGGGATATCAAGGTTATAAAAGTGCTAAGAAATCTGGTGCTGGTACAGCTGGTAGAATACTAGGTACAGCTCTAGGAGCATATGGTGGATACAGTGCAGGAACAGGAATTACAGGTTCAGCATTAGGACAACAATATTTACCTTCATTTTTAACACAGCCTGTCACTCCAGGAGTAAGTGAAATGTTCTCTTCTGGTATAGGGGCACTTTCTAATCTTGTTCCAAGCTTTGGAACAGATGCTGTAACAACAGGATTAACAGACGCTGCAACACAAGCAGCGATAGAAGGTGGAACTCAAGCTGGTCTAGGAGCATTTAGTCCGTATGCTGGAATGACAGATAAATTCGCAGGAACAAGTTTAGGATTTACACCTTTAGATACTTTAAGCACTACACCGTTATCAGTGCAAGATTTTTCAGGTACAAGTTTAGGAATGGATATGAGTAGATATCCTTATGAGCAAGCCGCTAAAACCTCAGTGGAACCCTCTTTTGTAGATAAGGCAAAGACAGCAGGAAAAGATGCATACAGTTATTTATTTGAAAAACAAGTTAAAGGTGGTAAACCAGGTGAAAGAGAATTAGATATTGGTAAGACAGCATTATTTGGAGTACCTGCATTAGCTTTAGCAACAGGTGCATTTGAAAGAGAACCTTATGAAAGAAGTATGTTTACGTACAATGTAAACTATCCAGATTTATATAGATCAAGAAAATTTTATGTACAAGATCCAAAAACAGGTGAAGTAAAAGAATCGCAGCAACAACAATATATTCCAGAAGAAAGAGCAGATGTTCAAGAAGGATCTAAATTTGGTCCTTACAGAAGAGAAACAATTACATTACAGCAAGGTGGTCTTGCTACTTTAAGTCATTTTAAAGATGGTGGAGTTAATTATTTGCCATCAAAAACTATTCATGATGAAGATGATGAGGATAATTATA